TTTCATAGGTTTACTAAATTCTTTATACTGTTTAGATATTGTTGATCTAAATCCAACACAATGACCTTGTTCATTTAAGATATATGTGTGATTTAAAACTGGATGTTTACATTCATCCCAATTAGTAACTTCTTTAAAGGCTCTTAACATTAACAAATCTCCTGAGATACTGTATGGATATAAACATCTAGTCTTTCGGCATGACGGATTGGAAGAGTTGAATCGTAAGCTCTTGGTGAACGACCATCAGCAATTGCGTGTACTGTACGAGCTCCACGTGGCATTAAACAAACTCTATATCTAAATATAGGCTGTGGTTCTATATCAGACCAACCTGAATCATATCGATATTGCTGTGACATTTGAGTTTGTTTAGCAATTTTGTTAATGGACTTTACAGATTTTCTAACCTGTTCAATTAAAAGCATATCGTTTACAGAATTAACATCAGCTGTAAATTGGTAACTATCTGATCTACTCATTTTATACTCCATGGGTCATATGTTGATAAGATTCTTTACATTCATTAAGTCGATCGCCGCATACGCAGGTTATAGATTCTTCAAGACTTGGTGCACCAACTATGTCTCTTACCTGTTCTTCAGTAAGAGTTTCTTTTATTAGGCTTTTAATAATTTGTTCTAGATTCATAATATTCTCCTTAAAGTCCATGACAAAGTTGTCTCATTGGTAATTCTTCAAATACATTACCTCTAGCAAAGTTTGTAGCTGGAGCAGACCAGCTTTTTGCCATCAGCATATCGCCAACTTTAAAGCTTTCATTAGTTTTGTTATCGATTGCTTTGGGGGATTTTTTAACTACAAAACCTACAACACTTTGACGACCATCATTATCTTGAATTAGCTTAATGTAATTCCTACCTTCGTCCATTATATATTGAGTGGTTTCGATTGTATGTTCGTACCTAGTATGCAGTTGATTTTGCATAAGATTCAGTAATTCTTGGGTTTTCTCAACTAGTTGTATCATAATGTAGTTCCTTTCTTTATCATTTAATATAGGTATATTATATCATAAAGAAAGGAGTGTGTAAACATTTATTTCACTTTTATTTAGATCATTTAGTTATAAGAGACCATCTAAAGGGAATATATTGTGTATAACCTCACCACATGCTTTAGCTATTTCCATGTGTTCTTTTTGAGTTCCATTATCAGCTCTTAGATCAATATAGTGAATCCATGAGCGTAATGTCCCATTGACATACATACGAGAGTTGGTTAATCCTTCAGGCAATACAGCTCGAGCTTGTTCTTTAGCAATGCCTTTATCAATAGCCCAGTCATAAACTTCACGGCTCTGACGAATAAGAGACATCTGTTTCATTCTAAAGTCTTCATTGATTCCACGATGAACTTCGTTTGTTTGGTCAATATCAATACTAGCTTGTCGATTCTTTGTATCTTGGAATCGAGCATCTCGAGTTACAAATGATAGATCTCTAGTAGGATCTGCATATCTTTGAGAGAACTCTTGGAATGAAAATGATCTATGACGAAGAATCTGTCGCGCAATATCCCTGGTGGTATCAATTTCCATACAAACAGATACCATTTCTAATGGACTCCAATGTTTGTGCTTAATTAAATACTCTACTAGCTTTTGAGACGTCGCTTCATTGTTTTGATTACTAGGATTAGATACCCTAGCACAATAAGCAACCATCTGCAAAAGATCATTTGAAAATTCGCTTTGTGCAGGTGGTTGACTATACGACATAAGTTTCACATTAAACATCTACTATTAATCCTTTTTTTCAAGCCAAAGTTGAACTTCACAAGCAATAAGTGTTACACTTACTACCAACTGTACTGGATCAAATAGAACAAAACCAGTAACAAGACCTACAAGGCCGATTGTAATACCAGTGCCGATAGCACCACGTGTTTTCATAAATTTACTTAACATATTGTTTCTCCTTATACTTTAAAGTTTGCGAATGAGTCTTTGTTGTTGTCATTATTACCCCAAGTCGCAATTGGTTTATCAGGGATAGTCATATCAGACATAATGTCAGATTGAGCTGATTCTTCAACATCATATAACTTCATTCTAGCTCGATCAATACCAATTACGAACCTTTTGTATTTACTTACATCATTATAACGATTTTTTAACTGCTTAACCATAACCTGATTTAGTTCATCTAATTCTTCAGTAGCAATCAAAGCAAACATTAAATCGGCCGTAGCTGGTAAACCAAACGATTCAGAAGTATCTTCCAATCCAACATCAGTGTTACCAAAACCAGATCGTGTAGTTTGAGTTGCTGTCATAATTGGAACATTAAACTCAATAGCTAAACCACGTAGTTCTTCAGCAATAGCTTTAATGTATGTATAACTATTGATACTTCCACCCATTGCTTTCATACGAGAAGATGAACAAATATTGAGATAATCAATATAGATCATATCAGGAATAAACTTCTTTTTCATCTTCATTTCATTTAACAATGCTCTAAAGTGGCCCGAATGTGCGCTACCTGTAGGATACTGTTTAATGATTAGTTTACCAATAGTACCAGTTGCAATCTTTTGAATCTTTTTAGAGAACACATCTTTAGATAATGTTTCAAGCTGTTGAATTGGTAGATCCATAAGATTAGCATCAATACGTTCAGCAATCTTTTCTTCAGCCATTTCCATTGTAATGTATAATACGTTTTTGCCTTGTTGTAAAACAGCAGCAGCGTTATGACACATGAACAATGATTTACCTACACCAGTACCAGCAAGACAAACGTTTAGCGTTTTGTTTGGAATACCACCTTTAGTGATCTTATTAAAGTAATCAAGATCAAATGGTATCTTTTCTTCAACACTATTATAGAATTCAAAACGATCATCAGCATCATCGATATAATCATGACCAATTTGTTGATCAAATGAAACACCAAGGGCTGTTGATAGAATATCAGGAATAGCACCTTCGCTTCTTTCTGTATCTTTGCCATCAATGATTTGAATAGAATCCATAATCGCAAGATAAACCGCTCGATCTTTACACCACTTTTCTGTTTCAACAATAAGATATTCAGTATCTAAATCAGTCTTAGTGCCAATTTCTTTAATGAGATTAGCAGCCTCATTTAGCATTTGGTCTGGAGCAGATACTTTTTGTAACTCAATATCTAATACTCTACCGGTTGGTAGTTTATTGTTAACTGCGACAAAACCTACAATCAGATCGAATACTATCTTGTAACAACCGTCAAAGTATTCTTTCTGAATGTATGGTATTACCCTACGACAGTATTCTTCATTATTTAGTAGATGGCTCAGTACGTGTGTTGGGATCTCGTTTTGCAATTTCTGTCGTTCCTTCTTCAATAATATGAGTTAATAGTTCGCCAATATAGTCATTGAATTTCTGATCTTTACATAGATCATCATGATCAAAGTCTCCAGGATCAGAAATATTATATGTAAATGACAAAGTTGCCATTCCTAACTGTGTATCTTCCTTGATAGACACAGTACCATATATAAATCTAACACCTTCAAATGGAGACTTATCAGTTAGATGCAATGCATAAAAATCAGAATCCGGATGTTCTACCGTAATGTAATGATTATCCATCTATTATACCACACTTTGGTTGTTTTGTAAAGGACTATTTGGTGCTTCAGGATCAAAATCAATTAAAGATTTATGACCAATCTGATATTGCTTAATCAAGAAGTCTTTAAACTTTTGAGTTTTCAGAATAGGTTCCCAGAATTCATCTTCTTTAGTAGCCTTTTCGCGAACCTTAGGTTCAACCATTTCACCAGTATCTTGATCTACACGACAGTACCAACCATTATTAGGCTTAACAACAAAACCACCAGCAAGAGCGATTTCAAGTAGACCTGAATTACGTTCGACACCACCATCCCAAGAGACTGAGACTGGGATTTTAGATTTTTCTTTAACCATTCGTGACTTTTCAACATTGATTATGAAATCATAACCAGTAACTTCCATACCTTGCTTGTTTTGTCTACGACCTAGAATCCAGATATTATCAGCTGAATAGTAAATACCAGTACCACCGGAAACTACAGCTTTAGGGAATAGACCCATTTCTTGATACGTATGATTAATGGCCAATAGAGGTACATCTTTCATAGTCAAGTAAGGTGTTACCATACGGAATAAACCCTTAATAGCTTTAGCTCGAGACATATCAGCAACTGATTTCTCGTTCAAAGCATCTTCTAGTTCTTTCTTAGAAGCAAGGTTACCAATAGA